TATTTAGCCATAAAAAAAGCCCGGAAAAAATCCGGGCTTTTTAATTTCAATACTAAAACTAGTATTAGCCCTGACCGCCGCCAGCACCAGTAGTTGATTCGCCAATGGTTCTTTCCACTGCCGCACCAATACCAACACCAACGCCAGTTTCGCCTGCACCCCACTGTGTCATGTTATCAAAGCGGATTGTTAATGCAACACGCATGTCTTCGTTTGTTGCATAGTTAGCGTCACCGTAGTCAACGTTAGTTAGGAAACAACCATAAAGGTTAGCGGTTTCTAACACGTTAACGCCTGCTGGGTTATTACCGTTACCACCGTCTAATACTTCAATCTTAGTGGTAAATTTGTAGTCAATACCAGATCTTGCAGAAGCCTGTTCAACAAAGTCGAATTGTTTCTGAACCTGTTGTCCAACAAGTTTTTGAACTTCGCCACTAGCGTCATCACGCAAGTTAAGCGTGATAGTTTCAAAGGTATACTTACCTGCTAGGTAAACCTTTGAGTTGTAAACGTCTAGCGTCATTTCTTCAAAACCAACTTTTGGTCTTGCAACGTCAACTACTTGTTTTGTCAGTTCAGTGGCAGCCGCAACTCCGAATCCAAGTAAAGTAACGCGGAAGCGATACTTTAATTTTGGCATCAAGAGCACTTGGTTGCCTGCGTCTGTAGGAACTGAAAAGTTATTTAATGATGTAATAGGCATGTCTTATATCTCCCCTGTGTTCTTGACACGCAACGGTATGTAGATAAACTCAATAGCCTTGACTGGTTCAATCGCAATATCAACATATAGTTCATTACGATCAACCCTTGCCGGAGTATTGTTTGTTTCATCACAAACTACTGCGAAATCGTAAAGAGCTCTCAGACCAACCAACTCGAGTAATAAACTCTCAACTGCTTGTTTGATCTCGTCTCTAGTGATTTTATCATTTGGTTCAAAGATATACGGACGAGCCAATTTGCTTAGTTGGCTACGTAGGTATACTACCAAACGTGCTACGTTGATTCTATCTAGCGCAGAAGCATTTCTTGCTCTTGTCTTCTGACCGTAGTTTACAAGACCAACACCATTAAAGAATGTTACTGGGTTAATCTTGAGATCATACAACGTGTCTCTTTGTCCTTCATTAAGCGCAACTGTTTGGAACTCTCCTGTGTCAGCGTCGATATAACCAACTGCTGTAGCATTTGAAATTCCACCACGTCTTGTGCCTGCTGGAGCAAACCATGGGAACGATACTTGATCGCTTAGTGCAATCGTTCTCATCATCATGTGTGATGCCGGAACAACCGCATTTGAACCGCCCAGGTCAGTTGTAAATCCGTTTGGATAAAACGTTGCTAGGTATTCGTCATAGGTTACTAAACCATCGTCACCGTTGTCAGTAACTAGGTTAGCATTTGATCCCCAGTTCGTTAATGTTGTAGCGTCCGCTGCCAATCTTAATGGTGTATCACCAATAACAAACGCTGTTAAGCCTCTGTCAATGTTAAGATTAACTAGGTTACTCATAAGTTCTGGATAACCAGGAGCAGCAATGATGTTGAAGTTTCTTCTTTCTTCATCACGTATTTGGCCGCTTGTGTCAACCACGCTCTTCATTCTTTGAACAACAACCTTACGCTGTGCCTTTCTTCCGAAAGAACCTGAACCGTCTTCGTTGTTACCTGATTCTGTAACCCAACGGTCAGTAGCATATGAATCCATTGCTTCGCTATTATTGAAGCGTGTGTTGTCTGCTGTTGTGTCAATGTAGTTGTTGGCATAACGCTTAACGTTACCACCACTTCTACGTAGATTCCATAACAGCATGCCCTGTGGATACAGTGCTGGGTCTGGAGCATCTGGATCTAAGAAGTCTACCTTCATTAGGTCCTTGATTGTTGCTGCTGTGTTACCAGTAGCACCAGTTGAACCATAACGTGCATCCGCAAACAGAATTCCGTCTTCAGTAGTTTGATCAGTCTTGTCAACTAATACCCATCTTTCTGAAGCAGGTCCTGATTGGTTGCTGTCATACTTGTAAATTATTGGATAGTTTTCAATATCCGCTGTGCTAATCCAAATATCGCCATCTACAGTAGTTCCTGAAATGTAAGGATTAGAAGCAGCAACGATTGGTGTGTATCCAACTCTGTCGCTAGCCGCTTCAGTGTATGGACTTGTTGCACTTCTGTATCCTACCCATGTTGAACCATCATGTATCATGATATCAACTTCAGAAAACTCTGGGTTATACCAAAGTTGTCCATCTGCTGGCTCTGCTTCTGGATTGTCTGCACTAGCATAAAAATCACTTGCTGAAAGTGGTTGCCAGTTAGAAGCAAGATATCTATTCTCAGCAGTCGAGTCATCAGCACCCGGTGCTAATTGACTTTGTCCTGCTGTTAGTGAAGCATCTGATAAGTTATAAAAGTTTGCAGTTCCTTCTGCTGTATCGATGTTGTATGGTGTAAACAATGCACCAATTGCATCTCTACCCACATCACGCAATCTAATTTCACCACCTGTTTTGTGTGAAATAGTTACTTGATTGTTTGCTGTTACTGCTGCTTCCACATTTGTTAAGCCTGCTGCGTTAATAGCCGCTGCCATTGTGTTAGCATCGCTACTTGCACCTGAACTTGTAAATGTTACGCTTACTGCTGAGTTCAATGCTTCCTGTCCTTGAATTGATTCTTCAATCTCGAACTGGTAATCATCTGCTGTTAATTGTGTTGCTACAACTGCTGAAGTAATTGTAGTTACTCCTGTGTTTGCTCTGCGCCACACGCGGAATACCGCTGTTGCTGGTGAACTGTCATATGCACTGTGTTCAAATGCATTTGTTTGCACAAATAAATCATCTGCTGCAATGTTTGCACCTGCACCGCTTCTATCTAGCGAGTAAATTGCTGAATGTCCACTTGAATATAATGGAGCATCTGCTGATACCCAACTTGTAGTTGCAGAATCCCACTTGCTTGCTCTCCATCTTGAACCGTTGTTTGGTTCTGTAGTTTTTATCCAAACAGATCCAGTTGGTCTTGCATTTGCATCAGTTCCTGGAGCACCTTTCCATTGTGGAACGATTGTGTGTGGAGTCTGTTGCAGTTCTGGACCTTTGTAAGTTGCTGCTGAAATTTCTAATTCAGTTAGGTCAGCAGTTCCTGCACCGATAATAATTGTATTAGCATTAGTATTTGAAGTTCCATCTGTATAAATGTAAATTCTATCACTTACATTCTTTGCTGTAACTCCTGCAATGCTTAATCCGTTAATTGTTGCTACGATATCGTCAACGGTATCACTTCCACCAATAGTAACTGTTGTACTATTAATTGTGAAATTACCTGCTGCTGCTGTAATTTTAGCACCTGTAAGTTGTGCTGTGATTACTGTTGGAATACTTGCTCTCCATTCCTGAGAACCAACTAATACCCAATCGCCTGCTGCAACACCTGCCTGTGTGTTACCTGCAGATTTTAGATACATTCTTGCTGGATCTTTAGAAAAACTAAACGTTCCAGTTGCTGCTGTTCCTACTGTTTCGAAAACAACTGCATAGTCACCAATTGACCCTACTGATCCTAGTGGTGCATTGCTTGAAATTTTTGCTGCATCATCATCTGTTAAAACGATAGGAGTCTTAGCAGCAAATTTCTGACCACCTGTTGTGCTGATCGCTGCTGCATTCCATTCTTGGATACCCCATGATGTAGCGCCTGTGTTTATCCACCATGTTCCATCTGGAGGATTCGCTCCCGGAGCCTCTGCTGACCCTTGTAATTGGTCTAAGTCTACGTCCGCTCTAGTTACGAATGCTGCATTCGAAACACCTAGTAAACTGTATGCTGCTAATAAACCATATTCATTTAATTCTGAACCATGAATAGGTGTATTGCTCGCTGTCTTTTCAAAGTTTGGAACTCCAAAAAGATCTACTAATTCTTTTTGACTTGTCACTTTAAATGCATTTCCTGCATTCGCCGCCGTAGTTGCTGAAGCAACCCCAGTGCCTGCGGCATTAGTTTTGTCTTGGGCCGTTGCAACGACAATTAGCGGAGTTGTGCCGGGTTCTGCCGGGGTATAAAAACTCTCATCTATTACCGTAACTTCTACGCCGGGTGATGTTAGTGCCATGCTGTTATCTCCTGGTAATAATTCAATTCATTACGTAATGCATTGTTATATTGTATTTAGCGGAATATTCAAAAAATGGTGCGTTAAGGCGTTTATTATAAAGGGGTCGAAAAGGTGTAAATACAAGCATGAGACCGTTATGCAAATGCGGTTTAAGACCGCGAGCAGTTAACTACAAGAAGAATGGCAAGACCTATTACAGGAGCCTATGCGAAGCCTGCTCTGCTCACGGAATCCATCACGGAATTCCTCGTTGGTATAGGGCAGGTTATAGAATTAAAAATCATTGCGATAAGTGCGGCTTTAAATCGCCACATGCGGAAGTATTTAGGGTATTTCATGTGGATGAAAATCTTGATAACTGTAGGCATAGCAATCTTAAGACTGTGTGTGCTAACTGTAGGACAGTCTTGGCTAAAGAAGGAATACGCTGGAAGCAGGGTGATCTAGTCGCAGATTATTGATTTCACGCTCGCATAAAGATTATCAATGGTACTGTCATTTGCTATTATATCATCAAACTCTGTGTTTACCCATGCCCATTCAGAACTGTGTATCTTGCGAATCTTCATTTCATTTATGTGGTAATTTGATCCGCCGATTGCTTTTACAGCATCGTCATACCACTCAGGAAGTTCTCCGCGTGTAACCCATACAATCTTACCTCCCAAATTCTTAATTGCCTTAATTTCATTAGGAAAACGCACATCACTTATAACTATGTTGTCCTTGCTCTGTCGCAATTTGTTTTCTATGCTGGCAATCCAGATATCATCATGAAAAGTCTTACGGCATACTTCAGTACCCCAATATTGCAGTACCCATCTAGGAGTTAGAGTCGGCATGTTAAGCCTTTCTGCCCACCAAGAGTCTACCTGTTCGCGCCACTCTCTGGATTCTTTTGTTCTTCCTTCAAGCATCTTTCTATCCCAACCAAACACAGCAGCGACTGAATCCTTAAGTGAATCAGCAAAACTTTCTCTGCGGAATTCATGAAAATTGACTAGATAATCTGCCACAGTATCCTTACCGCAACCGATGAATCCGCAAACGCCTATAATCATATAACTCTCCTTTAAAGTTATATTATAGCGTCTTTAGATTAAATGTCAAGTGTTTAATAGAAGGGTTTTGGTTGTCCTGGCTTGCCTGTATTAAGTTTTCTTGCCAAAACGCTTGCTGTGTTAATTGATTTGGTTCTTTGCTGTCTGCGTGCCTGTGTTGGTGCAGTTCTAGCACGGGTAGTTTTCATTTTTTGTGCTTTGCCTACTTGGTATTGTTGAACGCATTTTGAAGGATGGCTTACCTGTCTACCTTTTCTAGGACCCACTGTGCATCTAAAACGAAGTTTAGTCTTACCGCCCCTTGCACTGGGCGAAGTTCTTCCCCAAACCATTTTAGCGACTTCGTTAAAAATTTGGTCGTGTTCTTCCGCTGTAACTAGTTCCGAAATTCTCATTATCCTATGATCCAACTGTATCCGTGGCCGCCTGCAACCTGCGTTCCAAGTTCCATGGTTAGGCGTTCGATATCATTAAATCCTTCCTGTTTAATGCTTGCACCATTAAGTGCTGTTCCGCCTTGAGGTCCTGCGATACTAGCAAACTTTTCACGTGCCTGTCCTAGCATGACTTTACAGTTTGCCAGTGTATAATCTTTAATCCACTGTCCTGAGTATACGTCTTCCAGTATAACAAAGTCAGGCTTGTCGTTGTATGCCCATAATAAAACTTCTTCTGTTCCTCTTGGACGTTGCATAATAATTAGTTTCTTGCTCTGCGGATTCCATGTAAAGTTGATAAATGAACCAAACATCTTTCCAACTAATTCCTGATACTGTGCAAATAGTTCATATGTTGCTAGTCCGCCCATGTTGGTTGAACTTAGTAGATAGGTATTTGTATATGCTAGGTTAAAAGGTTCAAATACTGTTCCACCTGTGCCACTACCAGTCCTTGAACCAACGCTTCTACGATAAATCTGTCTTACCTGCTGGATTTCTTTTGGTAATATGTATTCGTTCTGATTTTCTTCCAGGCTTAGAGTTATGTAACTTTCTTCCACGGAGTTGTCCGAACGCTGTCTAAACACGCCTAATGCTCTTTTGAGTGCTGTTTCGTAGTGTTCAGGATCTAGTTCAACGTCAATCATGCCGTCACCTAGCATCAGTCTTACATAGTCGAATACTTCTTGTTTTGCTTTATCTATTTGGCTCATATTAGTATTTATGCCTTTGCTAGAAAACGGTAAATACATATACTATGCCAAGACTCAGTTTATACCGCCCGGAAAAGGGCAATGATTACAAGTTCATAGACAAGACTGCCTGGGAAATGTTCCAAGTTGGCGGCACCGATGTGCTCATGCACAAGTATCTAGGTGCTGAAGCAACAGCAGATACAGCAGGAACACCGTCGCAGCCCAAATATGATACTCTAAGCCCCACAAACATACAGGACATGCTATTCCTAGAAAATAGGGATAGAAAGTACGATCCTGATGTGTTTGTCATGCGCGGTGTTTACAATGTGCAGGACATTGATTTTAATCTAAGCCAATTTGGACTTTTCCTACAGAATGATACAATATTCATCACATTCCACATAAATGATACTGTTGAAAAACTTGGGAGAAAGATCATACCTGGTGACGTAATAGAATTGCCACACCTCAAGGATGAATATGCCTTGAACGATTTGAACTATGCACTTAAAAGATTCTATGTTGTGGAAGACGTAAATCGTGCTGCGGAAGGATTTAGTGTAACATGGTATCCACATCTATACAGGGCAAAATGTAAACCACTGGTAGATTCACAGGAATTCAAGGATATATTAGATCAAATTGCGGATTCGGAAAACTTCAAGGGAACTTGGAATCCAGACTCCACATATTATCCTGGCGATACTGTTACTGCACCCAACGGTGAGAAGTACACTGTAATTAGAGAAGTCACTGGCATTGCTCCACCGGATACAACATATTATAAACTTGCAGATACTCTTAAGGACATCATGTCTACATACGAGAAAGAAATGCAAATTACAAAGGCTGTTGAGGATCAAGCAGAAGCGGATACACCACAAAGCGGTTATGATACTACAAAATTATATACTCTACAGCAGGACGAAACGGGCAAGACTGAGCTAGTAACTGCTGATACAACGCTTGATGATGCAACCATAGATACCGTGACGGCAGATGTTGCATTCCAAACTGCCGAAGCCAATGGTTATAAAGGATACTTGGTTGGTGATGGTGTGCCACCAAATGGTGCTCCATTCACGCAGGGAATTGCATTTCCTATGGGACCATCTGAAGGACAGTTCCATCTTAGAACTGATTACAAACCAACGAGATTGTTCCGCTTTGCGAAGGGAAGATGGAGCAAGGTGGAGGATGATGTGAGAACAAATATTACAAATCTTGGAACTAGCGATACAGCACCGGGTGCAGACTTTGCTGGTAAGACTGAAAGAGAAACACAGAAAACTTCATTTATTAACAATACTAACGAACAAGTTATTGACGGTAAGGTTGTTAAGGAAAGACAGAGCCTATCCAAGGCACTGAAACCAAAGGCAGATGAGTAATGCGCATAGATGAAATACTAGGCTTTGCAAGAACAAGCAGTAAGAAACATACAGTAAAGAGGCGGCCACCCGAAAAGGAAGAGGAACCTATTGCATTAAAAATTAAGAATCGCAGGGCAGCAGCAGCCAAGGGCGACGAAAAAGCATTCAAACATGGATTTAAAAAATAATGGATTTTTTCTACGACGGACAGATTAGGAGATACGTTACACAGTTTATGAGAATCTTCATAGGCTTTAAGTATGAGGCTGGTAACGGGGATCAGCAAACCGTGCCAGTGATGTATGGTGATCTAACAAGACAGGTTGCAAACATTATAAGAGAAAATTCAGAAAACAAATTACCAACAGTTCCTAGGATGGCAGCATACATAACAGGATTAGATATTGATACATCAAGATTAACTGACCCTTCATTTGTGAGCAAGGTCAATATACGTGAAAGAGCATATACTGTTGACGAAGCGGGCAATAGAAACTATACAGATGCACAAGGTAAGAATGTTACAGTGGAAAGGCTCATGCCAACTCCATATCTAATGACCTGTAAACTAGACATATGGACTTCGAATACTGATCAAAAATTACAACTGCTTGAACAGATAATGGTGTTGTTTAATCCATCATTTGAAATACAGACTAATGACAACTATGTTGATTGGACCAGTCTAAGTGTTGTTAGGCTTACGGGAATGAATTTTAGTTCAAGGAGCATACCCGCAGGCACAGATTCTGATATAGATATCTGTTCAATAGATTTTGAAATACCAATATACGTTTCGCCACCTGCCAAGGTAAAAAAACTAGGAGTAATCAGAAGCATTATTGCAAACATATTTACTGAAGACGGTGACGTTAAAAATTTATCAAGTCTTGTTTACAATCAATCCGATTCAAATGTTGTATATGTGAATCCAAGATATCCAGTGTTGCTGTTTAAGGCTAATAATGGCAATCCAAATGATTATGAATTAACCATAGTGGATCAGAATGCTGCCATACAGAGCCTTGGACTTGACAAGAAAGAATTTACTGATGATAGAAAATTAGATTGGAACGCGGTGCTTGCAGCACTTGGAAGTTTCACTGAAGGAACCAGCACAATACACTTTAGACAACCTAACGGTGAGGAAATTACAGGAACATTTGCAATCAATCCCGTGGATAATTTCATACTATTGGTTAGCATAGACAAGGATTCTCCGGGTTGGACTGAAAATACATTATTGGAAAGTCCACAATATCCGGATGGTAAGGGAACGTTTGATGCAATTATAGATCCAACTACATATAATCCTATCACGAGGCTAAATGGTATCAATAATATTCCGACTGGACATAGATTTCTTATACTAGAGGATATTGCAGATGATGCTGATGGTTGGAAGAACAAGGATGGCACAAACACTGCTGTAAACGCAAACAGTGTAATCGAATGGAATGGAAGCAGTTGGGCTGTCATATTTGACCCTGCAGTAATAGAAGATTTTACCTACCTATCAAATATTACAACTGGAATACAGTACAAGTGGGATGGCATACAATGGCTTAAATCCTTTGAGGGTGAATATGCACCAGGTTACTGGAGGCTAGATCCTGAAGGCGCATAAGTATTTGTATGCAAAAACGAGTAGGATTATTATATCTATCACTTAATTCAAGAAGAATAATGCTTATTCTTGAAAACGAAAAATGGACAGTTCCCACATTTGCACTTGAAAAAAGCGTGATGGAGGACAGCCAAGATTTGCAGGAAAAATTTTCCGCTGGAAAGATACTACCAATCGAACTTTATCTATCCAAGGATAAGGGTTTTGAATACGGAACCTACATCTGTTTAGTTAAGGATGAATTTATAACTAAAACTGTACCTACATTTTGTTGGGCTGATCTAAACTATTTGCCCAAGAACGTGCATGCAGGATTAAAAAGCACATTAAATAATAGTTTAATAAGAACTAAAATAGAAACTGTACTGGAGTTGGAAGATGCTATCACTGTTTAATTCTGAAAGATTTCAAAATGAATACAAAACCTACAAGGAACAAATAGAGCAAATTACCGATTTGAGGCTAAAATCTAAACTAGAAAATCATCTTAGCAAATTAGTTTCTCAGATCAAGCACCTAGATAATCATCATGCAGAAATGATTTTTACAAAACAAATTAAAGAAATGTCAGGTGATAATCGAGAAAAGGTAATGGAAATAAGAAGGTTTTTAGATAAGTCTATAAAAGATTATTTTCAAGCAAACAAAATTAAATTGAAACAAAATCCTTAATTGTAATACTACCTACCATTGCAGCATGAATGCTGCATTGATATCTATATCCACCACTAATACTACTAGGAATTCTCCAGTACAAAGTTCCGCTCGTCTTGCCCTGTGCATTAGATCCAGTGGAAATAGTTCCGTCGGTAGCCACGTGTATTAGTCCTTCGTTATAATTTGCACCAGCACCTGTTTGTATTTGGAAAGGGTGTCCTTCTACATCGAGATTAAATGCTATGGTGGTTCTATTGATTGCATATATTGTAGGATTGTTTCCTGCATACTGTGAAAAAGTATATGCACTTGCACCTACATTGGTTACTTCAAGCATAGTTATTGCTGGAAAGTATATCTTGTCTATGGTAGTGTTTACATCAGTTAATGAACTAAACGTTAATCCTTGTGTATTAGAGATTGTAATCGAATCCGTATCAGCGTTAGTTGTAATACCTATACCAGTTCCTGCTATTAAAGTAAGTGTGTCAGTTGTTGTTTCTGCAACAACATCAGACTGTCCTCCCACGCTAATTGTATTAAATGAATTAGTTGATGCTCCTGCTGATGCGCTGATCGTTATCTTTTTTGCTCCAGCATCAGTTGCAAGTACAATGTTACTACCTGCTTCAAAAGTTAATGCATCGCTGCTGGTTGAAGCAACAACATCCGTCTGCCCGGCTACTGTAACAGTTGTAAAAACACTTGCGTCATTTGTAATAGTTAATGTTCCATCATCGCCAGATGTGGTGGATATTCCATCTCCTCCCACAAATTGTAATGTGTTTCCGCTTGTTAAAATTCTTGCCGTTGAGTCATCAGCGGCGTAGGTTAACTCACCACTCGCACCGCCTCCTCCTGAAACTCCTGCCGATTCTGCCTTTGCTAAAAATTCAGCATTAGATATGTTTGATAAATCTGATTTTGCTAACCCAACTCCGCCAGTCACTGTTCCATCATAGATTCTAAGTGTATTTGAATCTTTATCAAAGAAAATTTCTCCTCGAGAGCCACTTTTTCTATCCAGATATTCTGCGTCTCGTGGTATAATTCTTATTGCTGTTAAAACTGGAATTTTCGACATACTGTATTTATCGATTGTGCGAGATTTGTTTTTTTACTTTAGATTGAAGTTATAGTTGATAACGAGCCTAGCATCGGACTTATATGGATGCGCTCCTGAGTGCAAAAGGCTGCCCTTAAACAGTAGAATTCTTCCCTGTTTAGGACTAATTCTAGCAAATTCTTTATCATCTTTGAATAAAATTGTATCACCGTCACTGTCATTTACATAATAAAGCATTACAATGTGTACTCTCTGCATATCCCTGTGGGGAGTATTATGCAAAGAAGGATCATTGGATCCATGCTGTGTTTGAAAATTTGCCTTGCATCTAAACAGTTCAATTTTATCAATTAGAAATCTATTTAGGAATTTTTGTAGTATGTCTATAGAAAGTTCTGTGTATGCAGAATTAGCCGTGGTATCAGCACCCTTATTATCATCAAAGAATGTATGGACAAATTGTATGTATTCCTTTAGATTATCATACTTGTTTTTAGCATCGTACATTTCCTCTATAGGAACTGTATAAAGTGTACGGCTTAGGTACCAAGGAAAAAAAGGATCCAATAGTGTTTTGTAAACCTTGGTCGCTAGTTCTTGGTCAACTATATCGTCATATACTGCATAGTCATTGTCATTAAGAAATATTTCTGTTGATTTATCTATGTTGTCCCACCTTGTGTACTCCATTATCTTTTCCTTTTAGCCAACATAAACAGTCCAGGTGTTTAGCACATATTTTTCACCTGACAATGGCGGATTACCTCTGTGCGTGTGTGTAAAACTTGCCGGGCAGATCAACATTCTACCCTGTTTTGGTTTTACCCTTGTGCTTTGATATAGAAATTCTGTTTCGCCGCCTTCTTCTACATCATTTAGATACAACATGACTAATAATAATCTATGAGCGTGTGCAACGCAATCCTGCTCCCAATGCCATTGATGATAGCCTTCACTTGGAAGTGTTTTTTGTAATTTTATGTATCCGTCAAGAGTGTGTAATTGAGTACTTGTAAGATCATATTGTTTTATGTATTCGTTATAACACTGCCAAAATGCATCCTTAAATTTATTAAATATCCATTTGTCATTCTTGGCAATAATCTCCTTGGAAATGTTATTAGAAGTACTAGGAAGCATGTCCGGAGTTTGTGTGAGCTCATAATAATTTGTATCTTTTGAAAGTTTAGAAACACCTTCTTCTCGCAATTGTCTATTGACTGTCATATGATTTTGATTGATCATTTCAAAGTGTTCTATCATATTGGCGCAGGATTGCGCATCAACAACATCGTCATATATTCCTATAAAATTATTTGCCATACTGTGTCCTATCTAAATGCTGGCCCCGTAACCCAACCAACCAATGAATACCTAGTTCCTGATGTAACAGGGGTTATTTCATGCAGTATGTATGAAGGAAATGCATTAAGAGTACCCTGTGTTTTTATTCCCGCAGAAGGATGATCAGAAAGATGCAGTAACAAATCTCCGCCTTTATACTCATCTGGATCGCTTAGTTGTACTGTAAAACTAAGTTTTCTTATCAATGGATTGTTGTAGAGAATATCTATGTGCTTACCATAGTGTCCGTTGTATTCTCCGTCATACTCGCTAAACTGTAGAGTTTCTATCTTTTCAATATCAAAATTAAAAAATTCATCATTAAGTGAAACAATGCAATCTGTTATTTTTTGGAAAATCCAAGAAAATTTTACGTCGTTTGAAGGAAGGAACAGTACCTTGCTTTTCCTAATTGGATCTTCGATTAACTCTCCCTGTTTTTCTACTACTGCAAAGTCTGAAACCTGTAGTTCCTTGCACGAATGTATAATGTTTTTGCATTCGTCCGTGGTGAATAATCCTTCATTAAAACACCATCTTTCTGTTAACTTGCTGTGTAGATACCAATCATACGTAGTCGTCATGCTAGTATTTATGGCACGCCCTGTAGGAAAATTTTATTTGTGAATAGCGTGTGTTTTATGGTTGGACGTAAACCTTGACCTTTTTCCAGGACGTGTTTTCCTCATCCCATTCCCATTTGTGTAGTTTATCGGGTTTTGGAACCGGTGCTTCCCAAAATCCAGTTTCCTTGTTCAGTATCCAACTAGGATACTGTTGTGGCGCTATAAAACATTTTAACTCACTATCATAGGTATGTCCAATATCAGGAAAATCACCCTTGGTATAACCAGGTTCTCCAAAGTGAAAACACTCAATCCAATCACCAGGGGAATCGTCAACAAATGTCTTAAAAAAGTCAGCGTCAGCCACCATTACTTTTAAAACCTTGCCGTCACATACTTTTG